GAGCCACGTCGCGCGCGGAACTTCGACGGTCGCCTCGCGTGGCTCACCCGCAAGCACGCGGCCGAGCGCCGGGTGATTCGCGAGTGGCTGCGCCGTGGGTGGGATGGATCCTGGCAGCGTGGGGCGCCGCTCCCTCTGCCGTAAACACCCGCGTCCGAACTGCCAAACTTACAGAGTTTGGCCCCCTGTCGATTTGGTGCGCGAACCACTTGACGGACGAGGTTTACGCACGGAAACTGCCTTTCGACGAGGGGATACGTCCGTCCGCCGATCGCGCACCCTGCGCGGCCGAGCGAAACGCCTCCCCACACGCACGATGATGCAGCCCCGCGACCCGCAACAGTGGCTCGGCTACCTCGTCGTCTCGTCGCGCCTTCGGGAGTGCCCGCGCAAGGCACAGACCCGCCTCGCGACGTGGGCGAAGGCGTGGGCCGCGTACGAGCGAGGCGACGCCCCCGCGCCGCACGTCCCCTACACGGTGCGACGCCGCGTGCCCGGCGCCGCGGGGCGACCGCCCTACGCCTGCACGGCGTCGAGCTTCGCGGCGTGGTGCCTGGGCGAGCCCGTCGCCCCGCCCGCAGAGATCACAGCCGCCCGCGTGGCGGCGTAACCACTTCCCTCGCCCGGTGGTGCCTCGCACGCATCCCCGGGGCCGCGCGTGTCCCCTCCCGTCCGCGCGCGGTGGAATCTACCGGGGTAGAGCAGTTGGTCAGCTCGCCGGGCTCATAACCCGGAGGTCGGTGGTTCGAATCCACCCCCCGATACCGGCGCCCTCGCGCGCTTTACCTGACACCACCCCCACGCAGCGGGCCCGCGACGCCCGTAGCCCCGCGTGCCCGCGTAGACCCCTCCGCTGATGGAGGCACCGCTGTGGGACCCACACGCGGGGGGGGGCAGTCGCACCCCTCACGCGGCGCGAGCTCGCAGCGCGGACGACGCCCGATGTGGCGCCCGCGCATCAGCACCCCGCGCCCATAGCCTCAACACGCGCGCTCTGCGCACGCACCAGGAGACACCCACGATGGCACGCATCACCGGCACCCGCCTCTCGACCTCCGTCGACTTCCGCAGCGCCGCAGGACGCGCGGAGGCGCAGGCTTCGCGGCTCACGCGACGCGCGATGGCGGCCGGCGTGTCCCCCGCGGCGCGCGCCTCGCTCCTGCGCCGTGCGAACGCGGCGACGTCGCGGGCCGACAAGTACCACGTGAAGGCGTCGAAGCTCCGCGGCGGCAAGCGCGACACCGCGTCGGGCACCCGGCAGCTCCGCAACCAGATGGGCGTGCTCTCGGAGCGTGCGCAGTCGATGCCCGTCGGCGGTCAGGGCGCTGCGATGCGCGCGGGTCTCGCGAGCCTCACGGCGCGCGGCTCCAACGGTCTCCGCATCGCGGGGGCCGTGGGTTCCACCGGGATGCCCCGCGCGGAGAGCGTCACCATCGCGAGCGCGTACCCGAAGGTTTCGCGCGCGGCGTGACCGTCAGAGCTTCGTGAGATCGGCGAGGCGGCGGGACTGCTTCGCCTTCGACCACGACGGGGCGGGCTCGGCGACGATCGCGTCGAGCTCGGCGACCACGGCGGCGCGCTCGTCGTCATCCGCTTCGAGGAGTGACGCGAGAAGCGCCGCCACGTCGAGCGCCGAGAGGTACTTGTCCCCGGTCTCGTAGAGCCCGAGCGCCTTCAACAGCGCGTCCTTCTGCGCGCGGCTCTCGGCGTTGACGCAGAACCAGTGCTCGGTGTCGCGCTGCGCGTCGAGCTTCGCCTTTTGCTGCGCGACCTGGTCTCTGAGGAATCGCTTCTTCTCGGCCATCTCGGGGTCGAGCTTCGCCATGCGGTCGACGGCGGTCTCGACGACGCGCGCGGACTTCTCGGCGGGATCCTCCGGCGGGGCGCTCTTCGCGGCGAGGCGCTCGAGCGGCGTCTTGCGGCGCGCCCCCGCGGGGGCCGGTGCTTCGGGGGCGGCGGGCTTCGACTGGATGATGAACTTCACGGGGTGCTCCTGGCTGTCGTGCGGTCGATGCGTCGGTTCGCGCGCAGCGTCGTGCGGTGCACGCCGGCCTCGGCCAGCGGGAACCACTTGAGGATGCGCTCGTAGTCGTCGGGGTACGCCGCGCGGAGCGGCGCGAGGAAATCGTGGCTGATCGCGTCGAGCGACCGGCCGAAGAGGTTGTAGTCGTTCGGCAGCGGGATCCCGAGGCGGCGCACCGCCCGGTCGACGTCGTCGATCGTGTAGTCGAACACGGGGTAGAACGCCCGCGGGGCGAGCATCACCGACCCGTGCGTCTTGAAGTGCGTGCGACGCTGGATCGAGTCCGCCGCGCGCAGCCCGAGGGCCACCCACGCGGACGGTGCCCCCGCGCGGCGCCGCACGTCGGCCTCGATGGCGTCGATCGTGTAGTCACGCGGCAGGTCCGCCGCCTGGATCGCCGCGACGCGCGCCGGCGTCTGGTAGACGAACGCGCGGAGCTGCTTGAGCGTCCCGGGGTGCGTGTAGCGCAGGACCGGCTCCCCGCCGCGAGCCTGCCACCGCTCGATGGCCTCGGTTTCGATCCGCAGGGGCTCCGGCAAGAGGTCGAGGTGGAAGAGCACCACGCGGCCGAAGTAGCGCCGGAGCTTCTCCACCACCGCGTAGCTGTCCTTCCCGCGGCTGAACGACACGAGCACGGTGTCGCAGCCCTCGGCGCGCACGGCCTCGCAGAGCTCGTCGCTCGTCTCGTGGTGGATCTTCACGGCGCCCCCGCGGCGCGCAGGAGTTGCTGACGCACCCACGCGCTCAACGTGAGATGCGCGGCGGCGGCGGCGGCGGCGATGACGCGCTCCTCGGCGTCGTCGAGCCGCACCCGCAAGACCTTGCCCCGCGCGGCGCTGGCGATGATCGGCGCCCGCTTCGGTTTCTGCGCCTTCGCGGCGCGCTTCGTGGTTCTCATGGCCACGATGTGACCACGATGTAGCTACAGTGTCAAACGACCCTCCCGCACCCCCGGAAACGCCCGAAGACGGCGCGCCCGACGAGGCTCCCGACGATGCCCCGGCGACCCCCGAGGCGATCCTCGAGGGGCTCCGCATCATGGTGCACCCGAAGAGCATCCGGTGGGCGCGCCAGTGGTCGACGATCCTCTATGAGGTCTCGCAGGGCGCGACGCAGGAGGACGCATGCGCCATCGCGCGCGTCCCGATCGCGACCTGGAAGCTCTGGAAGAAGAAGGGGCGCGGGCGCCGCAAGCCCTCGTTCGTTGCGCCGATCCAGCCCTACGCCGACCTCGCCCGCGCGCTCGACGAGACGCTCGCGACCGTGCGCGCCGAGGTGCGCAAGTCACGCCTCACGATGGCCAGGGGCGGCGACACCCGCGCGATGGAGATGATCCTCACGGAGCCCGACGCGATGCGCACGGCGCACGCCCGGGCGAGCGTGGCGATGGTGCAGGCCGACCTCGTGCGCGTGCAGATCGAACGCGAGAGGGTCGCGCTCGAAGCGGCGCGCGTGGCGCTCGACATCGAACGCATCAAGCTCGAACGGATGCAGGGCGGCGGCGCGGACACCACCGTGGACATCGGCGACACGGCGATGTGGGCCGAGCTGCAAAAGAAGGCGTTCGGCGCCACGCGACAGGGAATGACAGCGGATGGCGCGGGACATCACCCCACAGGTGACGGCGTGGCTGCGGGGGAACTTCCTCCCCTATCAGCTCCGCTGGATCCTCGATGACTCCGACTTCGCCCTCTGCAACAAGGGGCGCCAGGAGGGCCTCACCGACGCGTCCGCCGCGAAGTGTGTCCTCGGCGCGTTCGTGCGGCGTCGCCCGCAGATCGTTCTCAGCGCGGCGCAGGACAATGCGAACGAACTCCTCGAAGCCGTTCGCAGGCACTGCGCGTTCCTCGCGCTGATCGGCGTCCCCGAGGCGGTCGCCTACACGACCGACAACACCGAAGAGATCGCGTGGCACGGCGCGGGGCGCTCCATCGCGGCGCTCGCGGCGAACGCCCGCACGGCGCGCTCGTTCCACGGCGACGTGTACCTCGACGAGTACGCGTTCCACGCCGACGCCACGGGCATCTGGAGCGCCGCGGCGCCGATGGCCACGCGCGGCGACCTGCGCCTGCGCGTCATCTCGACGCCGAACGGCGCGACGGGGAAGTTCTACGAGCTCTGCCGCGACGCCGAGGCCGGCACCCTCGACGGCTGGAGCTACCACAAGATCCCGCTGGAGCTGGCGCTGCGTGACGGCCTCGCGGTCGACAGGAAGCGCCTCCTCACCCTCGTCGGCGGCGACGAGCGCGCGTTCGCCGAGGCGTACGAGTGCGCGTTCCTCGATGCGAACTTTCAGTACCTGCCGACGCAGCTCGTTGACCGCGCGCGCACCTGGTCCGGCGAGATGCCAGACCTCGACGGCGCCGAGTTCTTCGCGGGCTACGACGTCGGGCGCTGGCACGACCTCGCGGTCCTGACCGTGATCGCGCTCAAGAACGGCGTCGCGTGGGTGGTGGCGATCATCACCGCGAAGCGCTCGGCGTTCCGCGCACAGCGGAAGATGCTCGAGCGCGCGCGCGAAACCTTCGGCTGGTCGCGCATCTACATCGACAAGACGGGCATGGGCGAGTCGCTCGCCGAGGAGCTCGTCGAAGACTGGGGCGAGGACGAGGCGGTGCCGGTGACCTTCGGCCACGCGTCGAAAAGCCTCATGGCGACGACGGTCTTTCGGTGGTTGCGAGACGGCAACGTGCGCCTGCCGAAGAACGCCGAGGGCTCTGCGCTCCGCGACGAGGCCATCGCCGTCAAGCGCATCGTCACGCCGAGCGCGAACGTCGTCTACGAGTCGCCCCGCGGGCCCGAGGGCCACGGCGACCGCTTCTGGAGCTTCGCCCTCGCGCTCCTCGCCGCGTCCGGTGAACCGCTCCCCCGCGGCACCGGCAAAGAGCCCCTGTTCGCTGTCGCCTGAGCCCGCACCACCCTCGATGCAGTACAAGCTCCTCCAGCGCACGCACGCCGAGTACGACGCGCCGACGATGCGCACGTACCGGGACCTGTTCGAGGGCGGCCCGACGTTCGTGTCGCGCGTCGGGGACTACCTCCCGAAGGGCGACACGGAGCCCCCGGCGGTGTTTCGGCAGCGCTGCGCGCGCGCCTACTACACGAACCACGCGGCGCGCATCGTGAACTTCTTCGCGTCGTCGCTCATGGCGTCGCCGCCGAAGGTCAAGGCCGAGCCCGACCCCGGGCCCTGGTATGAGGAGTGGTACGAAGACGCCGACGGCGCGGGGTCCTCGTTCGAGCACCTCATGCGCGCGCTCTTCGTCCGCGCCCTCGTCGCGCGGCGCGCGTTCGTGCGCGTGGACTTCCCCGCGGCGGGCCTCGTCCCCGAAGGTGCCGCCGTCGCCGACGCCGATCGCCTCGGCGCGCGCATGCCCCGCGTCGTCGGGGTGCCGACGGAGAGCGTCACGCACTGGCGCCGGAACGAAGACGGCTCCTTCGCGTGGGTGGTCGAGCACACGCTCACGACGGAGCTCGCAGACTTCGCCGCCGAGAAGGCGACCGTGACGGAGACCTGGACGCAGTGGCGCGCCGACGGCTCTGCGCGCCGCTGGCAGTCGACGCGCGACGACGGCAAGGCCCCGAAGGCCGAAGACGACGTGCCCGAGGTCGAGCCGCCCGCGAACCCCACCGGCGCGTGTCCGCTCGTCGAGCTGTGCCTCCCGCCGGAGCTGTGGGTGATGTCGCACGTGTCGGGGCCCGCCCTCGAGCACTTCCGCAAGGAGAACGCCCTCGCGTGGGCGATCGACCGCACCTGCTACGCGATGCCGTGGTTCTACCTGAAGAACCCGAAGAAGCCCCCGACGATGGGGACGGGCTTTTACGGGATCCTCGGCGTCGACGAGAAGGTCGACTGGCCCGCGCCGCCGATGGCGCCCTTCGAGATCGTCCGCAGCGACCTGTCGGACCTCGTGCAGGCGATCCACCGCGTCGCCGAACAGATGGCCCTCGGAATGGACCAGCGGCAGGGCGCTGTGGCAGGCCGCGCCGCCGCGTCGAAGCAGCAGGACCAGTCCGCGACGGAGACCGTCCTGCGCGCGTACGGCGCCGCCCTGCGCAACCCCACCGAACGCGTGCTCGACCTCGTGTCGCGCGGCCGCGGCGAGACGACCGATTGGGACGTCGGCGGGATGGACCTCTACGACCTCGCCGACGCCGACGCCCTCACCACGATGGCCGTCGCGGCGGAATCGCTCCGCGTGCCGTCGGCCACGTACCGCCGCGAGCTCTACAAGGCCGTCACGCGCGCGCAGCTCACGCACCTCGACGAAGAGACACGCGCGCAGATCGACAAGGAGATCGACGCAGGGATCACCGACGAGGAAGTGCAGCGCCCGACGGACACGGAGACGGACCCGAACGAGCCGCCGGAGCAGCAGGTGCAGGCGTGACCGACAACGTGGTGCCGCTCTTCACGCTCCCCACCGGCGAGCGCGCGCCCGACCCGCACGAGGCCCACCGCGCGGAGATCGCCGCGATGCTCGAAGGGCTCCTCGCCGAGGTGCGCGCGGGGCACGTCGACGGCCTTCTCGTCGTGGCGCACCAGTCGCCGACGCACCCCGAGGGGGTCGCGTGGGCCACGTCGTTCAGCGGCAACCTCGATTTCGTCACGCGCCTCGGGGCCCTGGAGCTCGTGAAGGCCGACATGATCCACCGCGCGAACCTCTGATGCTGCCCGTCCGCCGCCTCGTCGAAGTGCGGCGCGCCGGCGGGCAGTGGGGCGTCTTCGAACGCCGCGCCTCGGGCTCCGTCGTGCCGCCCGCCCATGCGACGCGCACCGCGGACGTCGCCCTCGTGTGGACCGAGGCCGACTACCACCTCGCCGACGCGTGCCCGGCGTGCGTCTCCCCGCGCCCCTGCGTGCAACGCATCGAGGCCCGCGCGAACGGCTCGCTCTTCATCGAACACGAGCACACGCCCCCGCGGCCGAACTGATGAGCGCGCCGACCAAGCCCCGGCACCCGTTCCTGCGCCGCGACATCGCCGACGAGGCCCGGCGCGCGTCCCTCGAGGTCGCGCAGCTCGAACGCCCCGCCCTCGCCGCCCTCGCCCCGGTGCTGGCGCAGGCCCAGCGCGAGACCGCCTCGGCCCTGCGCGCCTGGCTCGCCGCGCACCCGGGCGAACTGCGGTACACCGCCGCGCGGCACACGGTGCTCCTCGGCCAGCTCTCGCGCGCGATGGCGACGGTGCGCACGCTCGACCCGGTGCTCTACGCCGCCCTCGTGAAGCGCCTCCCCGCGGGCGCCGCGATGGCCGCACGCCACACGGTGCACGAGATCGTGATGATGGAGCGGCGCTTCGAGGGGATGCCCGTCGCGCTGCCGCTCAACGTGACGCGCATCCTCGCCACCGGCGAGCGCGCGATGATCCCCCGGTTTCGCACCTCGGCGGCGCGCTACGCGGGGAACGTCGGGGACGACATCCGGCGCGAGCTCGCGGTCGGCGTCGTCCGCGGCGAGTCGATCTTCGAGATGACCCAGCGCCTCGCGCGCCTCGGCGGCCCGCGCGGCCCCGTCGCGCTCCAAGGCGTCGCGGGCGAGCCCGGCGCCATCGTCGAACAGATCGGCGAGGGGCTCTTTCGTCGGTATCGCTACTGGGGTGAGCGCGTCGCCCGCACGGAGACGCATGCCGCGTACAACACGCAGGTCGACGAGTCGCTCCGCGAGGCCCGCGCGCTGATCCCTGACCTCCGACGTCGGTGGGATGCGTCGCTCGACCTGCGAGTGTGCGTTCGCTGCCGTGAGCTTCACGGCACGACGGCCGACATCGGCGGCGAGTTCCCCGGCGGCTACACCGACGCGCCCGCGCACCCGTGCTGCAGGTGCCGCGTGGGCGCTTGGCGCGACGCGTGGGCTGAGTTCTTCGCCCGCGAGGCCGCGTAGCCCGCGCACCACGATTTCACGTCGCCATCCCGGCGACGCACGACCCCGCGACGCTCCACAGCGCCGCGACGCGGGGCCGAGACACGTTCGCGCTGCACGCGGGCTCCCGCGTCACGGAGAGGCACACGACACATGGACGAGACGAAGAAGAACGGCACCGGCAGCACCAACGCGAACGAGGGTGGCGACCACGACGACATCGACATCGACACGCGCATCAACGCGATCCTCGATGCGAAGCTGAACCCTGCCATCACCACGCACATGAAGCGGCAGTCGGATCGCTTCCAGACGATGCTCGACGCGGCCGTCGCGAAGCTCACCGCGCCGAAGAGCGCCGAGGGCGCTGGCGGCAACGGCGGCAGCGGCAGCAACGCGAGCGGCGACAACACCGGCAACGTCGGGCAGCAGGGGAGCACGCAGCAGCCCCGCACCGACCCCGAGGTGCTCAAGCTCCGCGAGGACCTCGCGAAGCTCCAGAAGCAGGCCACCGACGCCGAGGCCGCGCGCGCCGCCGCCGAGAAGAAGGCCGCCCGCGACGCGACGCACACCGCGCTCCGCGAGCGCCTCGCCGAGCACGGCGTCACCGGCGTGCGCGCGCGCGCCGTGATCGCCGACATGGAGGCCTCGGGCGCCCTGCGCATGAACGAGGACACGGGGAGCTACGAGCTCGCCGTGAAGCGCGTCCGCACCCGCGGCGGCACCCGCGCCGAGGAGGCCGTGTACGACGACCTCGCGGCCGGCGTGAAGGACTGGACGCAGACCGAAGAGGCCGCGGAGTTCATCCCCGCGCAGGCCGGTCAGCAGCGCCAGCCCGGCGCGCGCCCCGGCGCGCAGGGAGCCCAGCGCGGCGCCACCACCACCACGACGAACGCCCAAAGCGCGCGCGTACGGCAGCCCGCCGACCCGCTCGCAGGGCTCAACGACGCTGACGTTTTCGGCGACTGACCCAGGCGCGAGACCCACCGCACCGCACGACGCATCGCGGGGCGCGCCATCCACACATGAAGGACAACGACCATGGCTGACACCCCGCAGACGCTCTCGCTCATCAACTCTGCCCTCGCGCAGACCTACCGCCAGCAGATCGTGCGGCAGATCAACCGCCGCAGCGTGCTCCTGCAGCTCCTGCGCATCGTGCCGACCGAGACCGGCAAGAACATCGCGTTCGACGTCGAGGCGTCGGGCGCCATCGCGGAGAACTTCACCGACGGCGACGACGCGTCGAACTTCGGGAGCGACTCGATCGTCCCGGCCACGCTGAACTTCGGCCTCATCCGGTCGAACTTCCGCGTGACCGACCAGGCCCGCGCCGCCGCGCGCCGCGTCGGCAACCCGCAGGGCGCGATCAACCTCCTGATGCGCAACGCGGTGAACTCCGTGACGAAGCTCACGAGCACCATCAACGCGCAGCTCTACACCGGCACCGGCTCCTCGGGGCAGATGACCGGGCTCACGCAGGTGGCGCTCAAGGATGACAACACCTACAGCGGCATCGACCGCACCGACTCGGCGAACGCCTACTTCCGATCCAACGTGATCGACAACGGCGGCGCGGCCCTGTCGCTCTCCGTGATCCGCAACGCGGTCGGGGACACGATCTACACCGCGTCGGGCGAGCAGCCCACGATCGGACTCGCGTCGCCCGCGGTGTTCAACGCCGTGGGGGCGCTCTACGACTCGAACCGCCGGTACCAGACCGACGTGACGATCAACACCGCGCGCGGCGCGGTGAAGCTCGACTCCTCGCTCGGCATCATCGACGTGGAGGGCCTCGTTCTCGTGAAGGACAAGGACTGCCCCGCGGGCAAGATCGTGATGCTCAACCCCGACCACGTGTGGGTGGAGTACCTCCCGCAGGTCGACGAGGAGCTCTTCCCCACCGACGTGCGCGAGATGGGGGCGCAGGACGGCTACGGCGCGATGCCCCTCGGCATGACGCTGAAGCGCCTCGCGTCGACGGGCTCGTCGTCGAAGTTCACCCTCCAGGCGTTCCTCAACGTCGCGGTGGACCGCCCGAACTCCTGCGGCGTCCTCACCAACTTCTCCTGATCCACCACGGCCCGACGCGGACGCGCCCCACGCGGCACCCCGCGGGCCGCCCCGGCCCCTCGCCCTCCCACGCGGCGACGGACCCGGACGGCCCGCGGGGCGCCACACGAGGGCGCGAACGCACGGCCACCCCACCACCCCGAAGGAGAAGCATCACCATGGCCACCGTCGTCCGCAAGACCGACCCGACCCTCGCCACGTTCGTCACCGCGTTCAACGCGCTCAAACTCCAGATCGGCGCGGGCTCGAAGTTCCACGTCGACGCCTCGGAGCTGCGCGTCACGTTCGCGTCCCTGTCGGGCACCGGCGCCGACAGCGAGACGCTGGCGATCAACGCCGCGTACGAGCTCGCGTGGGTGTTCTATAGGCACCGCACGTCCGGTGCGAACGGCCTCGAGCACGTCGCCGCCGAGAGCGCGACGGCGCCCGCGCGCCCCTCGACGCTCGCCGCGGCCTACACGCTCATCAACGCCGCCAAGGCCGCGTACAACACGCACATCGCGTCGACGAGCTACCACTTCAACGCCGACTCGACGAACGACTGCGCGACCACCGACGCGTCGAGCCTGTCGACGCTCCAGACGCTCGCCAACGCGTTCAAGACGAAGCTCAACGCCCACATGGCGGACGCGCCCTCGGCGCCGTCGCTGCGCCTCGTCAACGCCTGATCCCGCCGCACCACGTCGCCGCGGCCCCGCGCTCTTCGCGGGTCGCTGGACGGGGCCGCGGCCCGTTCCCCACGCACGCACACCACGAAAGACGAGAGACCCGATGAAGTTTCACAACCCGACGAAGCTCGCGCAGCGCTTCGAGATCAACAAGCGGCAGTACCACGTGCCCGCGGGCGCGGAGGTCGAGATCCCCGACCAGTTCGTGTACATCGTGCGCTCGCGCGGCATGGTGCTCGAAGAGGGCCCCGCGCCCGAGGTCGACGGGCAGTCCGCCCCCGTGGCCGAGGTGCTCGAGGTGATCCCCGAGAGCGTCGAGATGCTGCTCTCGTCGAAGTTCATCCTCCCCGAGGAGCGTGACCCGATCCGCGCCGCGTACCGCGCGGTGCGCGGCGACGACCGCACGCAGCTCGTCGCGCGCATCTCGCTTCGGGCGCAGGGGCGCGGCGCCGGTGCGGACCCCGACGAGCACCCGGCCGAGCCCTCGGGCGGCGCGGCGGACGACGCCGACGCGGGTGACGCCGACACCACCGACGCGATGGCGCAGATCAACGCCGCCGCCGCGGGCGCCCGCATCCGCAAGAGCCGCGTGTCGTGACCGTCTCGCTCTCCGAAAGCGAGCGCCAGAAGGTGCGGATGTACCTCGGCTTCGGCCGCGGCCGCGACATTCACCCGCGCCTCGAAACGCGGTTCGATTCCTGGCTCTCGCCTGAGGAGTACGCGCAGGTCACCGACACCCTGACGAAGCTCGACGCCGTCGAAACGCAGATCGTGTCGTCCTCCCCCGTGTCGAGCGCGAACACCGCGAACGGCAACATCCGCGAGGTGATCGGCGAGGTGGCGTTCTTCGGCGCCGACAACAACATGGCCGTCCTCGAGATGATCGCGCAGCGCGGCCGCGCCCTCGTGCGGCGCCTCACGATCATCTTTGAGGTCGAGCCGAACGCGGACTACTTCGCCCCCGCTGGCGCCCCCACGGGCGGCATGCTCACGGTGGGGTGACGGCGTGACCCTGCGCGACACCCTGCTCCCGCGGATCGACGCCCTGCGCGCGATCCCGGGAGAGCTCGGGTTCCGGCCGTACACCTCCGTGCGCATCCGCACGCGCACCTGGTCGGGCACGCGCCCCGGCGACGGCACCCCGGCCGACGAGTGGACCGACCTCACCACGGGGGGCCAGCCCGCGAAGGTGTCGCAGATGAACGTGCGCGCGATCGCCGCGTCGAACGGCCAGTTCCTCGACGGCGACTGCGTGGTCGGCCCGCTCACCCCGACCTTCTCCGGCGGCGGCTACGACCCCTCGGACATCGCCTCGAGCTCCACCGCCCGCAACGTCGAGCGCCACGTGGTGCTCCAGGGCCCCGGCGAGCCCGAGGCTGGCAGCGTGTGGGCGATCATCAACCCGAACACCTCGCGGTCGCTCCGCTACACCATGGTGATCCGCCGCACGGAGCGGACGGCGTGAAGCCCGGCGAGGCCGCCGCGAAGATCCGGCGGCACGTGCGCGACACCGTGCAGGACCGCGCGGCGATCGTCGAGGCGGCGCACCTCGGCGTCGAGATCATCGCGCGCGCGGCCCCCGTCGACCTCGGGAGCCTCAAGTCGAGCGCGCACGTCGTCACGACCCCGAAGGGCGCGCGCATCGTGATCGACGCGCCGCACGCGGGCATCGTGGAGAAGGGGTCGCGCCCGCACACGCCGCCGCTCGCGCCCCTCATCGCGTGGGTGAAGCGCCACCGCGCCGCCCTCGGCGTCGAGGGACGCGGCACCGTGCGCGACACGCGCGGCCGCTTCACCGCGTCGCCCGCCGTGGTCGCTGCCGCCCGTGCGATCCAGCGGAAAATCAGCCTCTACGGCACGAAGCCTCGCTACTTCGTGCGGAACTCCATCCCCGCGCTCGTGCGCGCGCTGGGGTGGTCGATCGCGAAACGCAACGCCCGCCGCCACGGCGGTTGAACCACCACGATGCCCGCAGCCCCCGAAGTCGCCGTGCGTGAGGCGCTCGCCGCGTACCTGCGCGATGCGCTCTCGCTCGCGACGAACGTGGTCGAGCCCGACTGGTTCCCGCCCGCGCAGACCCTGCCGCGCCCGGTGGCCATCAGCGTGCACGAGGCCGGCGAAGTGTCGCGGAGCGCCGACGCGTCGACCGCGCTCGTCACCACGACGCCCGGCTCCGGCGCCGCGGCCACGATGCTCTACCGCACCGGCGAGGTCATCGTGCCGATCGCGGTGGATGTGTGGTGCCAGACGCAGGCCGAACGCGACGCGTGGACGCAGCGCGTGGCCGACGCGCTCCAGCGCCCGCCCTCCGTCGGCGGCGCGCCCGTGGCCGACATGATGGACGGCTTGACCCTCACCTGCGCGAGCGGCTCGGGCGCGTCGGGGTACTTCGGCGCCGTCGTCACCTACGACACCGACACGCGGCAGGCGCCGTCCTCGCCCGAAGGGTCGCAGCGCGAGGAGTGGCGCGTCGCGGCGCAGGTCACCGCGCGCGTCGACCTCCTGCGCGAGGTCACGACCACGCGGCAGGTCGAGCTGATCCTCACCCCCGCCGTCGGCCCGCGCGTCGTCCCCACAGGGACCGGCGGCGCGGACGCCGACATCACCGTCTTCCCCGCGGGCACGTAGCCCGCCCCGCACGCTTCCCCACCGCACCGGAGAACACCGCCCATGGTCCAGTTCGTCACGTCGCTCGGCGAAGCGCGCCAGCTCCCCGGCGTCTACGCGCTCGAGGTAGATCCCCCCGCCCCGCTGTCGGCCCCCGGCCTCGACTGGGTGGGCTTCGTGGGCGCCTTCGCCTGGGGGCCCGAGGGCCCCACGGTCATCGACTCGACGCAGCAGTACCTGAACACCTTCGCGCCCGGCGGCCTCGGCACCTCGGCGACCGGCTACCGCGCCCTCGCCCGCACCGTCCAGGCGCGGCTGAAGATCGTCCGCGCGCTCGCCTCCGACGCCGCGGCGGCCTCGATGGTGCTCCAGACCGCGACGCCGACGAGCATCTGGACCGTCACGGCGAAGTACGCCGGCGCCCTCGGCGGGTCGGTCACGGTGGTGATCTCGGCCGCCGACGACGCGGTCTCGACGCACTTCAACGCGACGGTGACCCTCGGCACGGAGGTCGAGGTCTACCGGAACCTCTCGGCCATCACGGGGCGCATCTCGACGCCCGACATCTCGGCGTCGAAGATCCTCGGCGTGTTCGCGGCGGTCAGCGCGAACGTCAGCGGGGCCACGCGCCCGGTGAACGGCACGTACGTGCTTGGCGTCACCTCGACGAACACCACGTCGCGCGTCGCGGGCACCGACGGCACGCTCGAAGCCGAGGACTACACCGGCACGGCCGGCGCCGGGAACCACGGCATCGCGAAGTTCGAGGGCGACGCCGACGTGACGATCCTCTGCGTGGACGACTGCGGCTCCTCGATGCGCGTCGCCGTGAACACCGCCCTCGTCGCGCACTGCGCGGCCGAAGGCGCCAAGGACTGCATCATCACCGGCGACTCCGGCGGCTCGCCCTCGGCGGCGATGAGCGACATCGCGACGAACGCCTCCGCGTACCGGAGCGAGCGCGTGACGTACCTCGCGAACTGGGTGAACGTGCGCGACGCCGCGGGGGCGCTCCAGATCAATCCCCCGTGCGCGTTCGTGGCGGGCGCGCTCGCGCACATGCCGCGGCACCTCGGAAGCCACTGGAAGGACGAGCGGAACGCCCGGTACTACCGCGGCATCGTCTCGCTCGAATGGTCGACGGGTCGCGCGAACGCGATCCTGATGCGCAACCTCGGCGTCGACTACCTCGTGCCCACCCAGGGCGGCAGCTTCGCGCCGAAGAACGGCATCACCACCTCGCTCACGGCGGGGCAGACCGCCATCGCGCGTCGGCGCCTCGCGGACTTCATCGCCCGCGGCGTCACGGCGGGACAGGAGTCCTACGAGGGCGGCCCCATCGACCCGGTGACGCGCTCGGAGCAGCTCTCCCGCGTGAAGGGGTTCCTTCAGCCGATGAAGGACGCGGCGAAGCAGGGTGAGGCCGCGACCACGGAGGTGATCGACGACTACGCCGTCTCGACGCTGTCCTCCGCCGAAGAGCTCGCCGCCGGCGTGCACCGCATCGGCGTGCGCGTGAAGAGCTTCGCCACCCAGGACTTCATCGTCTTCGTCCTGAGCGTTGGACCATCGGTGACCATCACCGAATCCGCCGCCGCGGCCTGAGCCGGGCTTCGAGGAGCACCATGAGCACCAAGGTCATTCAGGGGCGGAACTGCCGCCTCAAGATCGTCTACAACAACACGCCGTACACCTTCCGGTTCACGAAGTTCGACGAGTCGGACGACGCGGAGCTCCGCAAGCGCTCGCTCCTCGGCCGCAACTCCCCGGAGACCGACCGCATCGAGGACGGCTGGTCGGGCTCCCTCACGGTGCTGCACGACGGGCCGCTCCTCGACACCATCGTCGCCGACATCGAGGCGCGGTCGAAGGACTCGCTCCCGCCGCGCGACTGCGTGATGACCCTCACGGAGGTCTTCCGCGACGGCTCGACGCTCCCGACCACGTGCACCTACCAGGGGTTCGTGTTCACCGCGAACAAGGGCGCAGGGTCGCGCACCGACGACGTCTCGCGCGACGTGAAGTGGATCTCCGAAGGGCGGGTGTTCGCGTGACGGACTTCTACCAGGCGCAGCTCTTCGACGGCCGGTGGGTGCGCATGCGCGAGCTCACGAGCGGCGACCAGATCCGCGCGGCGGCGGCGGCGACGGTCATCCTCGTCGACGGCCGCGTGCCGCTCGAGGGCGAGATGAAGATGCGGCGCGAGCTCCTGAAGATGGCGCTCGTCGCCGTGTCGGGGCCCCTGCCGAAGCCGCGGAGCGCCCCCGCGCTCCTCGCCGACGGCACGCCGAAGACGGAGACCGGGCCCGACGGCGCGCCGCGCCCGGTGTTCGAGCGCGTCGAGGTGGTGCCGACGGACAAGGACTGGCAGCCGCTCACGTACAGCGCGCTGGAGACGAGCTTCGACGAACTGTTCGGCGCCCGGCAGCGCGCGCAGATCCAGCTCCTCTACGATCACGTCCACCTACTGATCCCTGCGGAGGACGGCGCCAGTTTTTTCGAGAGCATCCGGTCGGTCGCATCGTCGACATGATCGTCTTCTGTGGCCGCTACGGCGGCCAGCGGTGGGAAGACCTCGAACGGATGCCGATGCGAAAGCTGACGATGTTCCACGACGCGCTCGCCGCGCGCGTCGCCGAAGAGAGCGTGCCCCCGACGCCGACCGGCCGGTGACCACCCCATGAGCGACACAACCTACAACGTCAACATCGACTACGTCGGTCAGGACAAGACCGCCGTCGCCGCTGGGGACCGTGTCGCCGGGGGGCTGGAGCGGATCCAGGGCCGTCTCGACCGCGTGAACGCCGGCCTCGGGATGGTCACCGGCACGATGGAGCGCATCGCGCTCGGCGTGGGGGCGTCGCTCTTCGGCGCTGTGACGGGCGGCGCGCTCGCGTTCGGCCGGTCACTCGTCGCCATCAACTCGAACCTGGAGGACACGAACCTCGCGATCGGCGCGATGCTCCAGGCGAACGGCGCCACGAACGGCTGGGCCGAGTCGATGCAGGTGTCGCAGCACGCGATGGCGCAGATCCGCGCGGACGCGGCGGCCCTGCCCGGCGAGGCGCAGGACTACATCAACATCTTTCGCAGCGGTCTCGCGGGGATGCTCCAGTCGGGGCTCAATACCGACGGCGCCGTGCGCATGGCGGACCGCGTCGGCGCCGTCGCCGCGATGCTCCAGGTCGACTCGCAGCAGGCGGGGCGTGACCTGGCGCTGATGCTTGGCGGCCGCGCGGGCGGGCAGGTCCGGTTGTGGACCGCGATCGCCGCGCAGGTCGGCGTGACCGCGCACGCGTTCAACGCCCTCGGCGCAGAGCAGCGGCGCGTGCTCCTCGACCGCGCGCTCGACCGCTACAACGGCGCGATCGAGGCGTCGGGGCACACGTGGAGCGCGCTCACCGGCACGGTGAAGACCTTCGCGCAGGATTCGATTCGCGCGTTCGGCGGCCCTTTCTTCGACCTCGCGAAGCGACGTCTCGAAGGACTGGTCGTGTACCTCAACACGCACGGCGCGGACGTGACGCGTCAGCTCGAGCAGTGGGGCGTGCGCGGCGTCGGCGCGATGGAGCGCATGTACGACCGCGGCGTCCGGTTCGTCAGCTTCATGCGCACGCACTGGCGCGCGATGGCGGACGACGCGCTCGACCGCGGACGCATGCTCGTGTCCGTGTACGGCGGCCTGCAGGCCGTTCGCGCCGCGGCGAGTGGCGGCTCTGCCCTCATGGGGGCCCTCGGCAGCGGCGCGGCGGGCGGCGCAACGGCCGCGCTCGGCGTGGCGGCGCTCGCGGCGGCGGCAGGCGCTGGTGCGATGGCCCTCGCGGCGCACGACGGCGCGATCGACGTGCGAGGCTCGACCACCGAACTCCGCGCCACCGCGGGGCGCCTCGGGGACCAGCTCGTTCGTCTGGAGACGCAGTTTCGACCCCTCATCGATCTGTACGGCGCGACGATGTTCCGGCAGCTCGTGACGGTCGTGGACGTGTTCGGCCGCGTCGCGACCGTGGTGGGGTTCTTCGCCGAGGTCGTCGGGCGCATCACCAACCGGTTTCGCGTGCTCATGGAGATGGGGTCGAACCCGACCTCGATGTATTGGGTGCGCGGCGACCATCAGCAGGGCGGCATCAACGTCGACCGCGACCCGCGCGAGGGCCTCGACGGCGCGCCGCTCCGACACTTCACCTCGTCGCCTACGTCGCGCCCCGGCCCCGCGAACCGCCAGCGCCCGCCGAGCCCTGCGGGCCACACGACGATCCACAACCACTTCATGATCGAGCAGGCGGACAACCCTGAGCGCGTCGCCCTCACCGTGCAGCACGTGCTCGAGCGCGAACTGCGTCACCCGACGCAGGCCGCGATGCCCGGCCGCGTGAACCTGAGCGGCAGGTAGCGGCATGAGCGGGGCGTTCGTCATCGAAGAGATCGAATCGCGCGACGGCCTCGCGCGCGTCGTCGTGCGCCTCGAAGGCCGCGCCCTGCCCGAGGGCGGACGCGGCTCTGGCGGCGCCTTCGAGATCGCGCCCGGCACGCGGCAGAGCGAGCACTACTACCCGCAGGTGAACCAGCCCACGCGGCACCTGATGGGCGTGCGCTACGAGCCGCTCACGATCCACGGACGCGTCGAAGACCGCTACCTCGGCACGGGCGCCGCGAAGCGCTTCCGGCAGAACGTCGCGCTCCTGGTGAACCGCCCGGTGCGCTTCGGCTGGGGCGACGACATCCAGTATCTCGGCGTCGTCGACAAGGCCGCCGTCGGCGTCGAGACCGAGCACTCGCACACCTACTCGATCACCCTCCTCGTCGACGGGCCCGAGTCGGAGCCCCGCGTCGAGCAGTCGGCCACGACCCCGGCGACCCCGGCGGACCTCGCGGCGGACGCACGCGCGGAGCGAAAGCTCGTCGCGGCGAAGCTCGACGCCACGGAGCCCTACCTCTCGGCCGCCGACCGCGCCGTCTTGCGCGATGCGACCCTCGCGTACCTCGCGGCGACAGACCTCCTCACCACCTCGCTCGACTCGATGGTCGATGCGACGGTGGCGAGCGCGCTCGCCCTCGGCCGCGCGTCGAGCCTCGCGGGGACGCTCGCCCTCGCAGCGTCGAGCCTGCGCGCGATGGTGGGGAGCGTGCGCATCGCCACGGACGCCCACGCAACCGAGGGCGCGTGGTGGCAGTCGACGCGCGCCGAGGTGATCGAAGCGCTGACCATCGTCGAGGGGAGCGCGCTCGCCACGGCGCAGCGGCTCGACGCGCTCGCTCGCGAGGGCGACGCCGTCGAGGTCTACGACGTGCGCCAGGGAGACACGCTGGAATCGATCGCCCTCGCGCGCCTCGGCGACGCAGGGCGCGCTTCGGCCATCGCCCGCAACAACCGCCTCGCGGGCCTCGCGGCCGCGCCCGGCGACCGGCTCACGATCCCTCGATGACGTACTACGCGCCCCAGCACCACCTGCGCCTCTTCGTGGTGATGGAGGACTTCTCCGGCGACACCGCGGCCCCCGTGGCGAACGCGATCGACTGGATGGTCACGCCGCGGCGCGCGCAGCTCGAACGGAACGACATCCACACCGCCGACAAGCTGACCCTCGACGTCGACTTCCGGCAATACCCGTTCGACCCGCGGATGATCCGCGCGGCGTCGGTGGCCTATTACGCGTGGGATCGCATGGGCCCGCCGCCCGTCGGCCCGGTGCGCGAGACGCTCCGGTTCCTTGGCGTCGTCGACGAGCCGCAGCTCGTGATGGGCGAGGACAGCCACGCGACGCTGGAATGCCGCGACTACACGGCGGTGCTCCTCGGAAAGAAGGCCACGGCGGCGATGCGTGTCGAGCTCGGGCGCTCGCTCGGCGACATCCTGCGTGACCTGCTCGCGACGCTTCCCGGGGAGCAAGCCATGCTGCTCAAGCCTGTGGTGCAGAACGGCGACACAGGATGGCCCGTGGTGAGCGCCGGCGGACGACGCGGTGCGCGCCTCTTCGTTGAGCCGAAGGACACCCTGTGGGCGGTGATCCGCCGTGTGGTGCAGATGGTCGGTCTCGTGTGCTGGATCGACCTCGACCTGCTCGTCGTGTCGACGCCGCGCAACATCACCTCGACGACGCGCCCCGCGCGCTTCTCGTTCGGCCGAAACCTCTCCGACCTGCGCCTCCGACGGAACCCGCAGAACCTCACCAAGCCCGTCGCGCTGACGCAGTTCGACACCCTCACCGGCACCCGTACTCAGGCGGTCTACCCGCCCGGCGCGGGGACGCGCGGAGCAGGGCGGCAGCGCGCGCACGCCGCGATCACTGCGTCGGGGCAGGGCGTGGCGACGGGCGAAGATGCGACGCCCGAGGAGTTCAACGTCACCGGCTCGCTCTCGGCCGAGGCGCTCCTCCACGATGCGGAGCGAATCTACCGGGATCGCGCGGTCTTCGAGGTTGAAGGGTCGTTCACCACCCACGAAATGCGCGTCGGCGCGTACGACCTCCTGGCCGCGAAGACCACCGACGCGATCGAGGCTGTGGTCGACGAGCAGGTGCGCACCATCGTCACGCGGAGCGGCGTCGACCGGATCCTTTCGGAGCTCGCCCTGCGAGACCTCGGCTACCCGCCCGAGGTCGCCCGCGCGCTCGTCCGCGGCTGGGAGGCGCTCGACCGGGTCCGCGTCCCCTTCGTGGTGCGCAAGGCCGCCCTGCAGATCGACGACTCCGGGTTCCAGGCTGACATCGATTTCCAGAACGCCATGACCCCGCACATCGTCGGCGACATCCCGCGCGACGCGGGACCCACGCGCCCGGTGACGCCGTGAGAGGCTCGCGCGCCCCCGGGCACCGGAATCCCCTCGACCCGTCGGTCCTGCGGGAGTTCTTCCGGCAGGGGCTCGACACGACGCAGGTGCGGCGCGCCACCGTCGGCTGGCCAGGCCAGAGCGGCACCGACCACCTCGAGCTGACCACGAACGACGTCGCGGTCTGCGTGACGACGCTCGACGGCATCGAGCTCACGGCGCGCCTGTTCGCCTCCGGCAGCGTGTGGCGCCTGCCCCCGATCGGCGACGAGTGCCTCGTGATCGCCCCGGAGGGGGAGTTCGCGTCGATCGGCGCCGCGTCGGTCCTGTGGCCGCTCCGCGCGCCGCCCTCGAACGCGAGCGCGACGCGCGCGGTGGTGGACATCCCCGCCGACGGGCTCCTCCTCGGCAACGCGGCCACGAAGGGCGTCAACCGCACGCACGACCCCATCGAGCCCGGCACGCTCACGTTCGCCTCGGCGTCGCACACCGGCGACCCCGGCATCGTGCTCACGATCACGTACACGCCGCCCGGCGGCACGCCGCAGGTGACCGTCATCACGCTGCTCGGCCTCCTCACCGGCGAGGTGACGAGCGGGCCCACGATCACCCTCGGCGGCCGCACCGGGGAAGGCTCTGCCACCGTGAAGGCCGAGGACTGACCCGATGACCGCCGACCCCTCGCTCGTGTTCGACCTCGCGTTCGACGGCGTGCTCGCGCTCGACCCCTCGGGCGACCTCGCCGACACCACGACGGCCGCGTGCCTCCCGGCGGACCTCGCGCGCGCCATCGCGAGCGAGCGGGGGAGCGTGCCCTACCACCCCGACGACGGCGCCTCGGCCGAGAGCGCCGAAGGATCGTCCGGCGCGACGACGGCCGACCTCGCCCGGCGCGCACGCACGCAGGTGGGGCGCGACCCCGACGTCCTGCGCGTCGGCGACGTGTCGGCGCGCGTCGCCTCCGACGGCACGGTGGTGATTGGCCTCTCGGCGACGACGCGCCGGAGCCCTGCCGCCCCCGAGTCCTTCACCCTCACCCTTCCGTAAGGCACTGGCACCCCGTGAAGCCCATCCCCACCAGCGCGGAGCTCCTCGAGCGGTTCAAGGTCACGGTCGAGGCCGCCGCGCGCCCTGCGCTCGCCGCCGGGCAGAGCCTGTCGTGGAAGGCCTTCTCCCGCTGGAACTTGATCCGCGTCGGGTGCGTGCGCCTCGCCGAGCGCGTGCTCTACATCGTGGAGGACCGCTTTCGCGCGGGGTTCCTCGACACCGCCGAGAAGGAAGACCTCGACCGCTGGCAGGCGAGCGAGGCACCCGGCTTCCCCCGCAAGCCCGCGTCGAGCGCCACAGGGCGCGTCACCTTCACGCGCGGGACGAGCACCTCGTCGGGGACCATCGCCGCAGGGACGCGCGTCTCCACCGTCGGCACCGCGTCGACGCCCGCCGTCACCTTCGCCACCGTGGCCGACGTGCCCGTCTCGACGGGGCAGCTCATCGCGCACGCCGACGTCGCGTGCGAGGCGACCGGGCCCGTGGGCAACGTCGACGCGGGGCGCATCACGCGGATCCTCTCGCCGCTCTTCGACACCTTCACCGTGTCGCGTGACCTGCCGATGGCCGGTGGCGACGCCGCGGAGACCGACGAGGCGTTCCGCGATCGCCTCCGGCAGCGCGACGCCCGATACCGCCGCGGCACGACGCAGGCGGTGACCCTCGGCGCGTTGAGCGTGCCCGGCGTCTCGCGCGTGTCGGTGTACGACGCGGTGACGAACGCGAGCATCGCCGCGGGGCACATGCTCGTCGTCGTCGGCGACGCCTCGGGGCTCGGCTCGGAGCCCATGGCCGACGCGGTGTCTGTCGCCCTGCGCGCGTGGGCCGCGGGCGCCGACCAGGTGGCCGTGTACCCCGCGGGCTTCGACTCGATCCTCGATTCGCCCGACGTGACCTCCGGCTCGGAGTACATCCGCGTGACGCTCACGCAGCGCCGCGGTGCGACGGTCGACCGCGTGGCCACCGAGCGCGCCGCGCGCCTCGCCCTCGCGCGCGTGTTCGCCGAGCTCGACGCGAACGCGCCGCTCTACCTCGACCAGCTCCGCAACGCAGTGCTCGACGTCGACGGCGCGCTCCTGCGCGTGGTCTTCACCGTCTCGCCCTCGAACGACCATCTGCCCGAGACGGTGTCCGCGCCCACGACGCTCGGATACCGCCACGGCGCGGCCGACACGCTCTGGCGCTTCACCTGGGCGTGACAGCTACTGGCAGACCCCGGCCACGCATCGCAGCCCTGCGTTGCAGACGTGGCGACACGCTCCGCAGTTCGCGGTGGTGCTGCGAAGGTCGATCTCGCAGCCGTCCGAGAAAGCGCCGTTGCAGTCGGCGTAGCCCGCAGCGCACGAACCAACGCGACACGATCCTCCCGAGCACATCGCGGTGCCGTTGACCGGGGTGTCGCACGCGTTCCCGCACGCACCGCAGTTGGTCACGCTGGCCCCCAGCGCGACGCACGCTGCGCCGCAGGGAGCTTGCCCCGATGGGCAGGCGAAGCACTGCGCCGCGACGCCCGCTGTCGCGCTGCGACACGCGTAGTTGTCGGGACATCGAGCGCCGCACCCGCCGCAGTTCGTCGGGCTCGCCGCCGTCTCGCAGCCGTTCGCGCTGTTGCCGTCGCAGTCGTACACGGAGAGCGGACACGACGAGGCGACGCAACGGAAGACGCCGCCCCCGTTCGCGAGGCACTGCTGTCCCGCCGTGCAGGCGTTGCCGCACGCCCCACAGTTGACCGGCCCGATCGGCGACTCGCACGTCCCATTGCCGTCGCAGTCGAGGCCGAACATGCAGACCGTCGCGTCGACGCGCGGATGGTCCGCCGCCGCGTCAGCGCCGGCGTCGTTCCCCGCGCACTCGCAGGCTCCGAAGGCTGACCCCTGATCGTCGCAGCGCTGCGCGCCGGATCCGCCGCCAGCGCACGGACACGACTCCACCACGCCCGGCGTGCAGTTGGTGATGGGCTTCGGCGTCACGCCGCACCCGATCGCGAGAAGAGCGGCGATCATCGCCACGGGGGCCTTGGGGCGGTGGGTCTCTTCCATCGGGCCGAAGGTACGCCCGCAGGGCCCCAGCGCCGCAAGCCTGTCACCCGTTCAGGTCACCACCCATGCCGACACCCGCCGACCACCTGACGCCCGCGGATGACCCCGCGCCGGGCCGCTGGCCCGTCCCTGCGCCCGCCGTCGCCGACGTCTGGCGGGGCTTCCCGTCGTGGTGGACCGACCCCGACGACACCCTGCGCGACGCCGTCGGCGCGGGGATGCGCGCGCTCTGGATCACCGTCGCCTCGACCGGCGTGCGCCTGATGGCGTCGCGCCTGCGCGCGCACGGCCACGGCTGGGCCCTCGACCTGTACGCCCGGGGCGCTGGGGTCACCCGCCAGGAGGGCGAGCGAGACCTCTCGCTCCGCACCCGCCTCGCGACGATCGACGACGCGGTGTCGATCACGGCCCTGCGCGCGATGGCCGAGACCGCGTACCCCGGCACCCTCGTCGTGCAGAGCTGGCGCGGCGCCCTCTACGCGGGGCGTGGCTTCCTCGGCCGCCCGGCGATCGACCCGCAGGGGACGCGCCTTGCGGGAGGCGTCGCGTTCAACGCGTCGAGCACGCAGGTCCTCGAGACCTCCGCCCCGGTGCGCCTGTCGGACGGGACGCCCGAGATGTGGGTGATCCTGCCCGCGGTGCGCACGACGGGGCGTGTCGTCGCCTGGAGCGGCCCCGACGCAGCGCGCCCCGGCAGCGCCACCGACCCGCTCTCCGTCTCCGTGACGGATCCGCGCGCGACCTACGCGGGCATCGCCAAGCTCCGCAACCTCCCGTTCCTCACCACGCAGACCCCCGCCACGCGCGCCCGCGCCGTCGCGACCGGCATGGAGCGCCTGCGCGCGGCCGGCAACCTCTGGCGCGGCTTCGTCGCCTCGCGCTGACCACCCCGAAAGACCCACATGGCAGTCATCAACGAAGTCCTGTTCGTGGACGGCGAGCTCGTCACGCCCGCAGAGCTCTCCGCCATCTCGAAGGCCGTCTCCCTGTGGATCGCGGGGGACCTGCTCATGCAGGAGCACGCCGGCGGCGAGTGGGCGACCGACACCGCCGTGCAGCACCCCGTCGGCGACGGCACGAACGCCACCGACCTCGGGGGCGCGAACCTCCGCAGCTACGGCTTCATCGGCCAGGGGCTGCGTGTCACGTACGGCAACGCGACCGCGATTGCCGTGCTCGCGGGGTGGGGGCTGCAGTACGCCTCGACGGGCGTTCCGTCGGGCGAGAGCGCGACGCGCGTCGTGCGGCTCGCCAGCGCGATGAACCTCACCGTCGCGGTCGCGTCGAGCGCCCACTACCGCCGAGACCTCGTCGTCGCGAAGTGGAACGACAAGACGAGCACCGCGTCGGTGCAGAAGATGGACGCCGACGGGAACATCGCATCGTCGACGGAGACGACGCGTCGGTTCCCCGAGGCGAACGACACCTCGCCGACCGTGCAGGTCGTTCAGGGCACCGAAGACACCGACGCCTCGCTCGCGCCGCGCCCGTCGGTGCCGTCGGGGTACGTCGCGCTCGCGGAGATCCTCGTCGACTCGACGGGCATCGCGAACCGCGCACAGAACAACGCCGGCACACAGCCAGGCATCCGCGACCTGCGCCCGCGCCTCGTCGCGAAGAAGGCCGCGGGGCACGTCGAGGCGCGCCGCGCGTCGACCTCGATGGACGAGGGCTCGGCGATCCCCAGCGCCACGCGCCTCGGCGCGAAGGCGGTCGGCGAGGTGATCGCGCACGGCCTCTTCTCCCTCACCGCGACGGCCACTTCGTACACGCTCGACACGGGGCACGACTGGCGCGACATGCTCGTCACCGTCGAGCACTCCTCGCTCTTCGCCGAGGCGCTCCTGCCCGGCGGCGGCTCGGACGACGGCCTCACCTGGAACGACGCGCCGGTGTCCGGTTCGGCGACGATGGCGACGGCGGGGTTCTACTCGGGCAACGGCTCGACCGACGGCACGGCGACCTACCACAGCGCCGCGTCGAAGACCGCGGCCGACGGCTCCGGCGCGACGCTCACGTTCTACGCGGACTCGACCACCGGGGCGCTCTGCCTGCGAGGGCGCACCGACTCGGGCGTCAAGTACGTGTACTGGCGCGCAAGGGGCTTCGGCCCCTGCGGCAAGCGGAACCTCTCCACGCGGGAGGCGTGATCCGTGAGCGCCTTCCCTTCGGAGATCGACGAGTCGCTCGACTTCACCGACGCGTCGGCGATCGACACCGCGACCATCGCAGAGCTCGACGCCCGCACGCGCGCGCTCGAGGCGAAGGTCGGCATCGACAACAGCCCCGTCACCACGTCGCTCGACTACCGCGTCGCGCACGGCGGCGGGAGCCCGACGACGACCACAGGCGACATGATCGTCCGCGGCGCGAGCGCCGACCAGCGGCTGGCGATCGGCACGTCGGGGCAGGTGCTGCGCGTGTCGGCGGGCGCGCCCGCATGGGGCGACGCTCCGTGGGTGACCGCGACCGGCACGCTCCTCACGGGGCGCGTGCTCGCGTGGGATGGCAGCGCGTGGGTGGCGACGGCGCTCTCCCCGTCGTACGTCGGCGCGGTGCCAGTGGCGCGGATGTTGAGCACCGGCACCGGACTCTCCGGCGGCGGCGACCTCACCGGCGACCTCACATTTTCGGTCGACACCGGCACCATCGCGACGCGCTCGTACGTGGACGCGACCGTCGGGGGCCTGCTCTACAAGGCCGCGTGTCGCGTCGTCGCGACGTCGAACGTCGCCTCGCTCTCGGGCTACCCGACGATCGACGGCGTCACGATCGGGAGCGGCGACACGAACAAGCGCGTGCTCCTCACCGCGCAGTCGACCGCGACGGAGAACGGCCCCTGGATCACCGCCGCGGGCGCGTGGTCGCGCCCCTCGCCATCGGAGCTGCAAGCCTCGGCCGCCTTCCCGGTGAGCGAGGGCACGACGTACCACGACGCCGTCTGGTACATCACCACCAACGACCCGATCACCGCTGGCGTGACGAGCATCAACGTCGCGCAGATGACCCTGACGATCACCACGTCGGGCATCAGCGATATGACGACGATCGGTCGCACGATCGCGACGGCCGCCGACGCCGCCGCGGTGCGCACGGCCCTGTCGACGGACACGACGAGCGACCCCCGCACGCCGACCGACGCGAGCGTCTCCCTCGCGAAGCTCTCGGCGCCCGTGCTCGCGGCGCTCAAGACCACCGTCACGCTCCCCTTCGCGGCGCACAACGCCAGCGCGCCGTACCCCGGCGCGGACGTGATCGGCCTGCTCTACTT